GAAAGTAGTCAGTAAGCGAAAGCTGAAGTAACAGAATGTGCTGCAATTGCGAATAAGATTGACCGTGATGGTATGGTTATGGCTACTGCTAACACAGCAAACATCGTTGGTGTTGCTGGTACTCCTCCAACTGGTTTGATTACATATCTAACTGCTGGTGCTTACCTCGATGCTGAAGGTACTCCTCGTGATGGCAGACGTGCTTGTATCGTTGAACCATTTACCTCTGCTACTATTGTTGATTCTTTGAAGGGCTTATTTGTGCCACAAGAAGCAATTGGCGAACAGTATCGCAAAGGTTTAATGGGTCGTGACTCTGCTGGTATGAACTGGAAATTAGATCAAAACGTAGTATCACAGACTTTCGGTAACAATAGTACAACGACTGTTACTGCTTCTGTTGCAACTACAACTGCTACTGGTTTCTTAACATCTGGTTGGGCTTCTTCTTCTAACATCAGCATCACAGCAGCCAATACAGGTAACTTAGTATTGAACGCAGGTGACGTTATTACTATCGCTGGTGTGTATGCAGTTAATCCACAAAACCGTCAGGCTTATGGTTCTAACAAGCTCCGTAACTTTGTTGTTAAGAGTGCTGCTACTATTGCTTCAGGCTCAAGCGTTACTGTAACTGTATCTCCAGCCGTTATTACTGCTGGTCAGTTCCAAAACGTAAGTATTCCAAGCCCATCTGCTTCTGCAGCCGTTACTCAATTTAACAGCACAGGTGCAGTTTCTCCACAAAACATTATCATGCACAGAAATGCCTTTACGCTCGCAGTCGTTGACTTAGAATTGCCTGAAGGTGTTCACTTTGCTGGTCGTGCTTCTGATAAAGAAATCGGCTTGTCTATGCGTGTTGTTCGTCAATACACTATCAATAACGACAGTATTCCTACTCGTTTAGATGTGTTATATGGCTGGGCTCCACTTTATCCTGAACTCGCTTGCCGTGTTGCAGCTTAATCTTAAGGAGAATATATAATGGCAAATCCAGGACCATCAACCACCGTAACGATGCACCCAAGCAATTTGGCAACAAACCAAGCAATTCGTTTGTTAGCCGTTGCAACAGGTGTTAACGTCAACGCAACAGGTGATCAAGCAGTATTACCGATCATCAATTCTTCAAACTACTCTGTATCTAACGTAGTGTTTACAAACGCATCAGTATCATTATCTTCAGCAGCAGCAGGTTTATTTACTGCCTCATCTGCTGGCGGTACAGGTGTTGTTGCTAACGCAGCATTGTCAGCACTTACAGGTTCAACAGTAGTTTCACAAAGAACTGTTGCTTCAACTGCTACTCAAACTAGCCAAAACTTATACCTCAACGTAGGAACTGCACAAGGTGCAACTGCTACAATGGATGTATATGTTTATGGTTATGACTTTAGCACTTATTCTTAATTGAATAATTAAAGCCCCCCCCTAAAAAGGGGGTTTTTTTTTGTATTTGTTGTATAATAAAACAACCAATTCTGGTTTTCTTTGCAAAGGAAATTTTATGTCTAGCACTACTGTTACTCGTGGAAATTCACACGAAACTTTTTACATTCAGTTAAATATTACGCCTACTTCGGTTACTAACGCAACAACATCTAATCAAACTTTTTCATGTCCTGGCTTACAAACATCTGACATTATTGTGGCTCAAGGTTATATTGCTAATCAAACATCAGGCATTTTTATTGTTGAGTGTGATTGTTTAACTGCAAACGTAATGACCATTCAGTTTGGGAACTTTGCTGCTGCTCCTGCTACTCCACAAGCAGGCAATTATGAGTTTCAAATTGTTCGTGCTGAAGGCCCATTACCTACAACAGCAGTTTAAGGATAAATTATGGCAAATACATCGGCTTTCCGTTTTGTTGGGCCAACAACTGCTATTACTGTAAGCACAAGTAGTTCTACTGCGGTTACAATTACCCCAAATGGTAATGATCAAGTAAACTTCTGTGGCTTTTTAAATACAGGTAGCACACCGATTGCTGTAACTATTGCTCCTGCCGTATTAGGAACTACTACAATTGCACCAGCAGCCGTATTACCTACAGGTGGCAACAGTTCGCAGTCATTTATTTTAGGTGTTGCTATGTCTGCTCCTCAAGTGATGGTTGTTCCCCCAATATTTTCTGTTACTGCTATTGGTACGGCAAATACATTGTATGTAATGCCGATGGTTGATCAAAACTAAGGAGTAGTTTATGGCTGATCCAGCCAAAACGGTAGATCAAAATCTACTGCCAGTTCAAGCCTATTTTAACTTGGATGGCAGTTTTAACACGTTTATCGGTCAAGGTCAGCCATTTTATGCAACATTAAACCCTGTTCAATCAGGGTTAACCATTACAAATAGTACGATTGATAGTACGACTATTGGTGCTTCTAGCCCATCTACAGGGGTTTTTACTAATATATCCACTAATACAGGGACAATTAGTACATCTCCATCAAGTGCAACAGACATAGCAAATAAGTTTTATGTTGATACTGTTGCTCAAGGATTAGGTCCTAAAGCTGCGTGTGCCGTTGCCACAATTGTCAATATTACATTATCAGGTTTACAAACCATTGACGGTTATACAACATTATCTGGTGATCGAGTATTAGTAAAAAACCAATCATCTAGTCAGTTCAACGGTATTTATATTGCTTCTGCAAGTGCATGGACTCGTGCAGTTGATATGGATGTATGGTCGGAAGTACCAGGCGCATATACGGTTATATTAAATGGTGGTCAAATAGATACAGGATGGGTGTGTACTGCAACACAATCAGGCACAATTAATGTAACTGCAATGCCTTGGGTACAATTTGCAAATGCAAATACTTATTATGCAGGCACAGGATTAACTTTAGCTAGTAATACGTTTAGCATAACTAATACAGGTGTCTCGGTTGCAACTTATGGTTCTGCGTCAATTGTGCCAGTTATTGCCGTCAATGCACAAGGTCAGATAACTTCTGCAAGCAATTCGACTATTTCTATTGCACCTAGTCAGATCAATGCCACAATCCCAAATTCTGGGCTTACTAATAGTTCAATCACAATTAATGGTTCAACTATAGCACTAGGTGGTACAACAACAATAACGGCTAATACGACTAATGCGTTGACTATTGGCACAGGTTTAAGTGGTACAAGTTTTAATGGTTCTACTGCCGTAACAATAGCAAATACAGGTGTTTTAAGTGTGACAGGTACATCTCCTGTTAATGCTACAACAGTAAGTGGGGCAACTACAGTTAGTTTAGCGTCAGGTTATGGCGATACACAAAATCCGTATGCGTCTAAATCAGCAGCTTATTTTTTAGCATCACCTACAGGCAGTTCAGGTGTGCCAACATTTAGGGCAATAGCAACTACTGATATACCTACGTTAAATCAAAATACTACAGGTACGGCTTCTAATGTAACTGGTGTTGTTGCTGTGGCGAATGGTGGAACTGGTGTCACAAGTTCTAGTGGTGCAAACTCAGTCGTTTTGCGTGATGCAAACGGTAATATTACAACTAATTGTTTATTTGAAGGATATGTAAGCCAAGCTGCAAGTGCAACGGTGATTATATTAACTGCATCATCAGCACAAAATTATAGTATTACAGGTTCAGGTAATCAGGTAATTAGGCTGCCAGATGCTACAACTTTGCCCAATGGTGCAACATTTACTTTTAACAATAATCAAACATCAGGCTCAATAACTGTTCAAAACAATTCATTTACTACAGTTGCAGTTATTGGTTCTGGTGGATATGTAACTATTGTTTTAACAAACAATTCAATTGCGGCAGGTTCTTGGGATCGTCACGATTCAACCCCATCAAATGTATCTTGGTCAACCAATACTTTTGATTATCCTGGTTCAATTACTTCTGCAACATGGAATGGTAATGTTGTTGCTTATAATCGAGGTGGCACAGGTCAATCTTCTGCATTTACAATTGGTGGTATTGTTTACGGTTCGACTACATCTGCATTGGCTTTAACTAGCGTTGGATCAACAGGTCAAGTATTAACTTCACAGGGTACATCAGCGCCTATTTGGGCAAATAATTCTGCCACAATTACGGTTACAGACGATACATCAAGTGCAACAGTAGAATATCCAACGCTTGCTCGTATTACTACAGGAAGTTTAAATGCGTTATATACAAGTTCGACTAAATTAAGTTATGTTTCATCAACAGGCACATTAAGTGCTACAGTTTTTAGTGGTGGTGCAACTTTAACTAGTGGCACTATTAATAATACGGTCATTGGTGGTACAACTCCTGCTGCTGGCACGTTTTCAACTTTATATATTGCACCATAATGTACGATTGGAAAATAACTAAAGTAAACGTAGAAGATGGAGCTATTGTTCATGCCCATTACGTTTGTAAGTTAATTCAAGAACCTTTTACCGTAGAAACTGAGGGAAATTGGTATTTTTCAGACAAAATCATTAAAAAGCCATTTGAGCAAGTTAAAGAGCAAGATATTGCAAATTGGATTGAAAAAGAATCTATGCAAAACGGTGTAAGTACAATAAAATTAAGGTTAGAGGAACAGATGCAGTCTTTACAAAATGATCAAACTGTGAATTTACCTTGGCTGCCAAAAACATTCAAACTTAAGGATTAAATCATGGGTCAAATTGTCTTTCAAGCAACGCTAGGTGGCCAGACTGCATTAGTTGGTCAAAATACTGCGTCTAGTTATTCTTTAACTTTACCATTAGCAACAGATACTTTAGTTGGTAAAGCAACTACAGATACGCTTACTAACAAAACTTTAACTTTACCTGTTATTTCTAGCATTGTTAATACAGGTACTTTAACTTTGCCAACATCTACAGATACATTGGTGGGCAGAGCAACAACAGATACTTTAACTAACAAAACTTTAACAAGTCCAACGATTACTGGTGGTACAAGTACAGCAACACAGAATTTAGCCAATGTTACAGGCACACTTGCTGTTGGTTTCGGTGGCACAGGTGTCACAACTTCAACAGGATCAGGTAATAACGTATTATCAGCAAGTCCTACATTAACAGGAACGGTAGCAGGTGCTAGTTTAAGTTTATCTAGTCTAACAAGTGGTCGAGTAACGTATGCAACTACAGGTGGATTATTAACAGATAGTGCTAATTTAACGTTTAACGGCACTACATTAACACTTGCTAATGACGCATCTATATCAGGTCTTACTGTTGGTAAAGGTGGTGGTAGTGTAAGTACTAATACTTTTCTTGGTTATCAAGTAGGAAACGGAAACACAACAGGAGCAAGAAATTTATTTCAAGGTTATCAAGCGGCTTACTACAACACAACAGGTAGTGACAATACGGCTTTAGGTTATGGTGCTTATGGTTGGAATACAGGAGCAGTAAACGCAACAGGTTCTTCAAATACTGCTGTAGGCTCACAGGCTTTAGCGGCAAACACCACAGCCTCATACAACACTGCTGTTGGTTATCAGGCGGGGTATAGCAATACTACTGGGGCAGAAAATACGGCTGTTGGAAAACAAGCCCTATATGCCAACACAAC